ATGATGATGTTTAGCGAACTTGAGACAGCCGGTATTTTGTCCGTCAAGACAAAACTATACAATGACTTTGGTAGTTTGCTTGGTATGATGCCTAATCATCTACAAAGTCTTATTATTGAAAAAGGTATTTTGACTGGTGGGTGTATTTCGTCAACGTTTCATATGACCTCACCTAAAGACTATGATGTATATTTGGCTGATAATGAAGCCATTAAACAATTTGAAACCATGACAACCATCGATGGAACTGTTACTCGAATGATTGCGGATGTGAATCCTAATTATAGGGTCCATGTTCCAAATACAAATGGAAAGTTGATAACTGAAAATGCAGTAACATTTCAGAACGGCATTCAAGTGATTACTAGAGCAACCGCGGAAGAAGCACGTTCTACATTTGACTTCATTCATTGTATGCCATACTTGAAGTTGAAAGAAAAACAATTTTACATTTCGCGTGAACAGTATGATTCGATTAAACACAAACGCATTGTTCCAAACAAGAAAGGTTTCTTGGGTAATATTTTAGTTAGCCGTGTTGAAAAATATAAAGAAAGAGGATGGACTGGACCATGACAAATTATGAACGACATGCGAAAGATGAATTTCGCGCCGCTGGCTGGACAGATGAGAATGGTAAATTTAATGATGAAATACAAGAACTTATTTGCAATCATGTATTGAAGTTGCTTGATGTATTTCATGACGAAGGACACTCTGGCTCCTCTGCACCATATGCAATCAATCTATTCAAGAAACTTGCATCATTTGAACCTATTGTTCCTTTGACTGGCGAAGATTGGGAATGGGTAAATGTAGCAGAACAGAATGGCGGACCTTTGTGGCAAAACAAGCGTTGCAGTCATGTGTTCAAAGATAACGATGGTGCATATGATATCAATGGCATCGTTTTCTATGATTGGTATGTGAATGAAGAAGGCGATAAACACAAGTCTTATTTTACCAGTCGTGAAAGTCGTGTGCCTGTAACATTTCCATATACACCAACTACCGAATATCGTGAGTATGTTGATGTTGACAAAGTATAAGTGTTGGTGTTATAATTGTCTCAATGAAGTGTATGAGGACGGCAGAATTATTCCTGTGACTGCATACACATTCATTGTGTGTCCCGATTGTGGCAATAAACGTTGTCCCAAATCAACCGATCACAATTTAGAATGCACCAACTCGAACGAGCCAGGACAACCAGGAAGTAGATATGAATGAGAAACTTGATAGAGCATTGTGTGAAAAATATCCTCTGATCTTTAGGGATCGCAATGCACCCATGACGCAAACTGCAATGTGTTGGGGATTCAGCCACGGTGATGGTTGGTATAACATTATCGATGTGCTGTGCGGCATGTTGTATAGCGATTATCGACACGCAAAAGTCCGCTATGAAAATCTTGTTCAATGGAAAGAAGAAGGTGGCGCTTTCCCTTGGAAAGGTGGTAAAGAAATTACCGATGAAGAAGTTGCTACCGCGAAAGCAAAGATGGAAGAAGAGGCTGAACGTATTCCTGTAGCCTCGCAAGTGAAAGAAAAATTTGGCGGGCTTCGTTTCTATGTTGACAGGGCTAGCGAAAAGCATTATAATTATATCACATTTGCGGAAAACATGAGTTATCGCACCTGTGAAGAATGCGGCAATGCTGGTACGCATTATTCATTTGGATGGCATCAAACTCTTTGTGACAAACATGCAGATGAACGTTATGGCAAAGAAGCCGCAGACTATCGAAACAAAATGGGCGAATGGTCCGATGAGGAAGAACAAGCATGATTTTAGTTGACTTGAATCAGGTCATGATTTCAAACCTGATGATGCAGATCAATTCGAATGCATCAAATCAGATTGACGAAAACCTGATTCGTCACATGGTTCTCAATTCGTTGAGAATGTATAACGTCAAATTCAAAGACGAATATGGCGAAATGGTTATCTGTTCCGATGACAAGAAGTATTGGCGCAGAGACTTGTTTCCGTACTACAAGCATGGGCGTAAGAAGGACCGTGAAGCATCACCGTTCGACTGGAACATGATTTTTGAGACTCTGAACAAAGTTCGTGACGAAATTCGCGAGAACTTTCCGTATCGTGTTGTTCAAGTAGAAAAGACTGAAGCCGATGATGTGATCGGCACACTATGTCACGAATACGGGGTTCAACTGAAGAATGCTGATACTGAGAAAATTCTCATTCTGTCAAGCGACAAAGACTTTCAACAATTGCAAAAGTTTGTGAATGTTGATCAATTTAGTCCCATGGCAAAGAAATTCATTCGAAATAACGAACCTGACAAATTCCTGAAAGAGCATATTATCAAAGGTGATCGTAGTGATGGAATCCCTAACTTTCTGTCGCCTGACGATACATTTGTCAATGACGGCCGACAAAAGCCTGTAACTGAGAAAAAACTAAATAATTGGATGGATCAAGAACCTGAGGATTTTTGTGACGAAAATATGCTGAGAAACTATCGCAGAAACGAAATGTTGATCGACTTGTCCAAGATTCCAGAAGAATACAAGCGAAATATTCTTGATACATATAAGAACGCTAAACGAAATGGTAGAGAGAAGATTTTCGACTATTTGATTAAACACCGCATGAAAATGCTTATGGAACACATTCAGGAATTCTAATTATGGCTATTGATATTGGTAAGATGACATTACCGGAGATTTTTAAACATGTCTCCGATTTACCCGCGGCTAAAAGGTCGGGTGCTTTGACTCAAATTGCAAATTTACGCAAAGAAGTCAAAGTATTGATGTGGTATACTTTTCGTAAAGATGTAAAGTTTGACTTACCCGAAGGCGCACCGCCATACAAAGAAATGGAAGTTCCCCAAAATATGGGAATGAATCGTCTGCCAGCAGAGATTCGAAAACTAGAATACTTGCTACCAGCATCTACTCTGAACAAAGTGAAGAAAGAAAAAATCTTCATTGAAATTCTGGAAGCAGTATCGCCCGAAGAAGCGAAATTGGTTCTTCAGGTGAAAGATAAAAAGTTGTCGTATAAAGGCATCAATCGCAAGTTGGTAGAAGAATCTCTACCTGAAGTTTTTCTAGGAGAACCTAACTCATAACGCCATGGCTAAAACTAAAAAGTATAACAGTTTTCGCGAATTTTACGAAGACGAAGAACGTCCGCGAAAGAAACCAAAGCAAGTAAACGAATCCCAAAAGAAAAAAGACAAGATGAGGAAACAATTCAAGTTTCTTGATCCTAAAAACATAAGGGAAGAAGACTTTGATGAATTCGAAGATTACCAATAAAGACTATGACGGACTCACTCAAAGAGATTTAGATAATTTGAAGTTTCTAGTCAACGCATCCAAGAGTACAATTAAGAAATGGATGGCAGTTGTGGACGAAGATGATATACAGTATGCGATAGAGTTAATGGCAATGTACCATTTGCGTATGTGTGACGCACAAGCCGAGCATTCCGACCTTGCCGAGACAAGGAAAGAACTAGCCAAAATCGGCATTTTTGTCACAAACACCGATATCTGACACAATTCAGACACTCAAAACCGCCTTTTGGGCGGTTTTTTCGCTGGTTTGATAGTCTGACCCCAACCCCCTAGCAAAAACCGCCCAAAACCGCCTCTAAGTTGTTGTTTTTACACAACATGTTGCAAAAATACAACAAAAAAGTGCTTGACATACCCTCCGAATCATGTAGAATAGACTCTGTTGATTGAGAAACGGAGAACGAAATGTTGATGGAAACTGCACTCGAAACCCTGAAGAATGACATTGTGGCTGACTACGAAGGTTGGCAGACACTCAGCGGTAAACCCCGCACCGAAGTTCAGGCACGTATGCTTGATGAGTTTATCAATGGCATTCGAATTGACGAAGGTAGCAAATACATCAAAGTTGTCACCGGCTCTTCCGTTTGGGGTTTCATTGTGAAGACCGATACCGACAAGAAATTCCGAAAAGGTGACATTCTGAAAGCGGCTGGTTGGGCGGCTCCCGCACGAAATGCGGCGCGTGGTAATATTCTGGATGGTGGCTACACCATTCGCTGGACTGGTCCTCTGTATCTGTAAAAAAGTTCTTGACAGGTTCTCGGTTTGTTGATATAATGATGGTGTTGAGATTGAGAAAGGCAAGTTATGTCCTCTAAAGAAATTGCAATGTTCGGTATGACCAAAGAAGATATCCGTGAAGAATACATGGAAGGGCTGACTGCAAAGTTGTCCGGTCTTGAAATGGTTGTCGCTGGTATTCTCTCTGATTGCCAAGAGTTGACTGCAATGGGTCGAGCCGAAGATGTTCGCAAGCAATTGAATGTTGCGAAATTCATTCTGTTCGAAATGATGGAAGCAAAGTCTAAGGAGACTGTATAATGTCTATGCTTGTTATTCGCACTCAAGTTTACGAAAACTATGCTTGGTGCGAAGATGGTACGCTTGGTGTTGGTGACGAAGCATATTGGAAGCCGAAAGGCGGAAGCGAATATAAAGTTCTCAATGTTCCGTTGAACGTTGACTATGCAGAAATTGTAACTGCGGCAAAAGTTGAACAGAGCAATGATGGATTTCAAGAGTTTATCATTGATTGGTCTATTGAAGCCGATGATTATTTGTCGGAGTTTGAAAAGAACCAGTTAGAGTTTGAGGGTAGTATTAGGTACGCAGAACCCTCAATGGAATATTCCGACATTGTTTTGGAGACTGTATGAGTAAGATCGGTGATGCAATGATTGAAATTGAGGAAATGTATAACGCTGGCATGACCTCAAATCAAATTTATGATATTACTGGATATCCAATGAGTTGGATTACGGATGTCATTGAGCGAATTGAAGGTCCTGACGATTCTGATTACTATGATGATTCAATGGATGGTGATGAAGCATCAGGACTTGCATCAGCAGGTTGGGGTACCGATGAAGACTATGGTGGTGGTATAGATGATGTATTTTGAGGGCATGGGTCCTCGGCAAAGCATTGCTACGGAAATTCTAGACACCGTGAGATTCGGTGCGTTAGATCGAATCAAAGGCGCAACTGGTTACCGCAAGCAAAAACTTGACAAAGGTGATGCATATGTGATACCATTTGGACTATCAAAAGATTGTTTTGGTGCAGTCTTGGTAAAAGCACCGAACAAAGTTGAGGTTCAGTATAAGATTAATGGTAAAAAGTTTGTGAAAAGTTTTCGCTATACTAGCGAAGTGAAGAGTTTTCTAGTTAAACAATTTATTCAATAAAAACTTGAAAAAATTTTTTAATTGTGCTATAATTGTAGTGTTCTAAGGATATATAATGAACGAGAAACAAAAAGAGATTCTTAGAATCACTCAGGAAGAATGTGCCGAGGTGATTCAAGCAATCAGCAAAATTTTTAGATTTGGTGTTGATGAA